GTTCCAATACTGGACGCCGAAGAGGCGACCGTTCCAGAAGCTCCCCGTGGTCGTGTTCCGGAAGAAGTTGTTTCCGGCGCCCATCGGGATGTTGAATTCTAGAGTCGGCGGAGTGGCGAGAGTCCCGGCCGTGGACCACCCGCTGGAGGACCCGTCCAGGTAGCCCGAGATGGTCTGGCCCCCGCCGCCCGGGTTGAAGGTCCCGACGATGTGGTGCCAGACGTTGAGCGAGAACGCGGGCGAGAAGGCCCGGTCCGCCGCCGTATTCTGGGCCGTCACCCAGAAGTTGACTCCGGACGTCAGCGTCGTACCGACCCCGAGGCCCCAATGGCTCGCCGAGATGGCGTCTCCGCCGTAGAGGATCCCGTCCCCCGTCGCCGGAGCGGCGGCGGGATACTTGATCCAGGCGGAGACGCTGAAGCCGGAGAGGGTCGCGACGTTGCCGTGAATCTCCCGCATGTCCGCGTCCGACTGGATGCTCTGAAGCGGGTTCCCGGACGTCTGGAAGTCCAGGCAGTATTGCGGATCGTTGAGCGCGTCCAGCGCGCGCGCGGGCCGCGCGCGAGGGTCGAGCAGCCCCAGCTCTCCGAGGCCGCGGCGACCCTGACCGCGCGCCGGCTGCTGGAAGTCCGGGCGCCGGCTCACGACTGCACGATCCGATTGACGTAGCCGAAGACGGAGACGCCCGACGCCACGGAGACGTAGGCGGTGATGGCGACGCCGCCCGAGAAGACCTGGCCATCGAGGACCTTGACCAGGCCCTGCTGCGGCGGGATCCCCACCTCGATGCGGTCGCCGCTCGTCGTGCCCCCGGCCTCGATGGTCAGGTCCACCTGGGCGCTGCCGTGGCAGACCGCCTCCAGCCAGACCTCGTCCAGGGTGTTCGCGTCGTTCGTCGCGGTGTGGATCGCGGTCCCGGCGCCCGAGGTCGTCGAGTCCACCAGGATCCCGCGCCCGTTGACCGAGCCGGAGAGAATGAATTTCGTGAACGTCGAGGCCACTGGGGCTCCTTCTCAGCTGAAGACCTGAATCTGGATGATGTCGGCGCCCTGCGGCGGGGGCCGGGCGAACCAGTTTCCGCCCGAGAGCGTCAGGAGGTAGCCGTCGGGCTCCAGGTCCACGCCGTCGTCCACGTCGATGAGCCCGGACAGGGTCACCGCGCCCGAGATGGTCAGGCCCGAGAGGGCGAGGATGGCGCCGTCCACGTAGGACCGCGTGGTCAGGTGGGCGGGCTGGGTCGGCGTGACGCCGGATACGGTCCCGGTGAAGGGCCGCGTCCCGTCGGCGCGCGAATACTGCGGGTGGTCGTCGTCCGCGAGGCCCGAGAGCCCGCCGTGGTCGAGGGTGCCGCCGCCCCCGCCCGAGATGCCCGAGACGTTCGTCCACTGGGACCCGTTGAATTGGAGCAGGTCGCCCGAGGCCGGCGAGAACAGGGCGACGTCCCCGAGCGCCGAGAGCAGGGGGGCCACGTTGATCGGGACCCAGACGCCGCCGCTGAACCCGAGCGCCTGGCCCGAGGTCGCGCCGGCCACGCTCACGTCGGCCAGGTTGTCGAGGACCCGGGCGTCCACGTAGCCCTTCGTAGCGAGGTGGTAGCCGGAGAGCGGCGTCTGGCCGGAGGCGAGGTTCTCCAGGCGGATGTCCGCGCCCGAGACGAGCGGGAAGCGGACGACCGGGAACCAGTTGCCGCCGAAGACCCGCTGGACTTCCAGGTGGTCCGTGCCGAAGACCACGACGCGGAACACGTCGGTCCCCGTCTCCGTCCCGTCCCGAAGGGTGAAGCCGACCAGCTCGCTCGCCGGCCACTCGCCCGAGACGATGGCGCCCGAGGCGAGCGGGGCGAGGTGTCGGAAGTTGTCCCGCATCTCGACGAGGTCGCCCGAGGCGCCGCGGACGAAGTTGGCCTGCTCGGGAACATTGGGGTCGTAGGTGGTCACAGCTCAGGCACTCCCCAGTAATGCTGCCAGCGGTCGCGCAGCCCGGTGATCTTCTCGGCCCAGGTGTCTCCCTCCGAGGTGAAGAGGTCCATCCAGGTCAGAGCCGGCTCCAAGCCGCGCTGCGGAGCGCCGATGCTGCGGACGGTGAGCACCCGACGCTCGGCGTTGATCGGCGAGGTCTGGATGTCCTCGACCTCGCAGACCACATTGCGAAAGACGTTCGGCGCCGCCGCGAAGGCGACTCGGACGACGGAGCCCTGGGTCAGGCCGAAGGACCGCCACGCCGTCTCGAAGACGAAGCGCGTGCGCGCGAACGCCTGCCGGTCCGCGACGAAGTCCGCCAGGTCCTGAGCTTGAACCTCGCCCGTGTAGGCGACGCCCGACGGGATGAAGGACAGGTCGTGGATCGCCCACGCGAGGACCGGGCCCTCTGAATCGTAGCGAGGCCCGAAGACGTCGCTGCTCTCGTCGGAGCGCCCGATCAGGTAGCGCTGGAACCGCTCGGGCACATCCGCGCGAGCGTCGATGTGCCAAGCTCGCGCCCAGTAGACCTCGACCCGGTTGATGATGGCCGAGGGCGAGGTCCGCTCGATGAGCGGGCTGCCCGGCGCCTGGGAGACGTTCGGATTCGGCGTGCCCGGGAGGCGGAAGCTCGCCTCGACGTGGGCCTGCTCGGCCTCGGCCGTGTCGGGGATGACGATGAGCTGGTGACCCGCCGGCCCCCAGAAGGCGTGGCTGCGGCACTGGAGAGCGAGCTGCCGTTCCAGGTCCGGCCAGGCGAGCGGCTCCGTGATCGCGAAGTTGAACCGGAGGTCCCGCGCTCGATACTCCGCGGTGGCCGCCTCGTAGCTGGCCATGTTGATGAAGTCGGAGTAGGCACCCGAGGCCGAGTCGAAGTTGCCCCCGTCCTCCAGGTACTTCTTCTGGAGGTTCGCGAAGACGGACGAGGGCCACGCCACGTTCTTCTGGAACGGGAAGGCGCCCTCGTGGTCGCCGAGCGGGACGGAGAACCAGGGCGAGTCCCAGAAGCCGACGCCGCCGATGCCGCCGGCCGTCTCGCCGTTGTCGAGCTTGCAGAGGATTCCGCGGATGGGCTGCATGTCGAAGCCCACGTCCTCCGCGCTGGTCAGGGTGATGTCGGCATCCGCGTCCACGTCCGTGACGCGGTCCACCGTCAGGTCCGCCTCCAGCTCGTGTTCCCACGAGACCTCGTAGACGATTCCGCCGCCCGCCGTCTGGGCGTTGAACGACACGCTCTGGTTGAAGGGCTGCGGCGTCCCGAGCGGGATGGTGTAGGAGTCCTTCGAGGCCGAGGTCGGGTGGAAGAATTGGGTCAGTCCGCCGTCGCCCACGATGATGTCGCCCTGCGAGGTGAAGCGCAGAGTCGAGCGGATCGTGTCGCCGTTCGAAAAGGTCCCGCCCGGGACGTTCGGGAAGGTGAAGGTCACCCCGCCGAAGGCGCCGAGCGAGTAGCCGGTGTTCAGCGAGCCGTCGAAGGCCGCCGCCGCGGGACTCGGGCCGCTCGGATAATTCTGCTTCGTCGCCTGGACCGTCGAGACGCTCGGCGAGAACTCCGGCTGCTGGGTGATGATGATGTCATCGTTCACCACCTCCGCGCCGGTGCTCGGGAGGTTGAGGCGCGGGATGAGCACGGGCGGCTGGCCCGGCGGATCGGAGGACCCGTCATCGAACAGACGGAAGAGAGTCCAGACGCCCCAGGGCGCGGCAGGGTCCGTGATGTCGATGACGCTCGCGTTCTCCAGCCGCTCGAAGGCGAACGGGATGATCCGGCCGTCGAAGGTCCAGAGCGCCATCGCCGTGATGCCCGAGAATTGCGAGGGCCCGGCGCCGGAGTCGAGGCACGGGTTCGCGCTCGGAAGGAAGCGATACTCCGTCATGCGCTGCTGGACGACGGCGCCCTGCGGGACGTTGAAGTCCACCAGCGCACCGAATTCGAGCCGCCACGGAACCGTCGAGCCCGGGACCACGCGCTGGTCCGTGACACCGGAGACGGTCAGAAGCTTGTCGAGCCGGTGGAGATAGACCTGCTGGCCGACGAGGCCCGAGACCTGCTCGGGGCCGAAGTCCGTCTGGAACTCGATGCCCGAGACGGTGCCCGAGAGCAGCGGCCGGGCCGTGAAGCCGTAGACCCCGGCGTCCACCCGGACCATCTGCACCCAGGAGTCGGGCGACCCGATGACGATCGGGATCACGCGGCCCTCGTCGGCCGGGTCGAGGTTCGGCCAATCGACGCGCTCGGCTCGCTTGAAGTTGAGCGTCTGCCGACGGAGTGAGTCGCGCGGATAGAGCGGCAGCCGGAAGCCGTCCTGCTGCACCTCCTGCGGGGAACCGAATTGCCCGTTCTTCCGGATGGGCGTCCAGTCCGCCGGGACCAGGTCCTCGGGCGTCTGCCCCGGCTTGAGATAGCCGACGAAGAGCGTGGCGGTGCTGCCCTCCCAGGCGTAGTCCTCGTCCACGATCGCCGCGAGAAGCGAGTCCGCGTGGCGGAAGGGGAGATTCCGGACCGGGATGCCGACGGGGTGGCCGGGCGTCTCCTCGCCGAGCTTGAACGCCAGCTCTTCCTCGATGACCGCGGGCGGGCCCAGGAAGGCTTCGTACAGGTCGCTGCTCGGGCCGCCCGAGAAGGTCCGGGTGGCCCAGCGGATGGGCGCGTTCGGTAGTCCGTTGACCCGCGAGAGGAGCGTCCCGGAGAGCGCGTACACCGCTCCGTGGAGAGCGTTGCGCTGGGTCGCGTCCTGCTGGGCGGGGGTGATTTCCAGGCTCATTCGTCCGGGATCTCCTGGACGAGGCACGGGAAGTTGTAGAGCCCGGCCTGGTCATCGAACGTATACTCGGGCTCGGGCATCTCCGCCCAGTAGCTCTCGCCGAGGTCGTCCGCGAACCAGAAGGGCTCGCCGCCGTCGTTCTCGCGGAGGAAGTCGATGAAGGGCCGGACCTCGTCCTCGGGCACGACCAGGTTGAAGCTCACCCGGTTCAGCTCCTCGCCGTACCGGATGCGGAACGGCGCGCCGCCCGGGATGGCGATCCGCTGGGTCTGCTGGATGACGGAGCGGTCCACTCCGGCGATCGGGCGATTCGGGAAGGGCAGGACCTTCGCCAGCATCGCCTCGTAGATCACCGGCGTCGCCAGGCCCGATACCGTCCCCGAGACCGTGACGCGCCAGACCCGCCGCGCCGTCGCCGCCCCCGAGAGGGTGACAACGAACGGGGTGTCCGAGACCGGCGAGACCTCCGCGTGCTGCGCCGAGTTGCTGCCATTGACGTCCTCCGAGATGATGCGGAAGACGTGACCGGAGAGGCTCGTCCCCTTCACCAGGACGAAGGCTTCTCGCGTCGCGGCGTCCCCCAGAGTCAGCTTGGCTTCGCCCTGCAGGACGCCCGAGACGGTGCCCGAGACCACCGGCCACGGGAGCGAGACGTCCGAGTCCGCGATGCGGCGGACGGGGAACGCCTCGTCGGTGTTCGTGCCCGAGAGCACGCCGAGGGCCAGGAGATTGGAGAAGTGGATGACGGGGATCATCAGTAGGTCCTGGGGTTATACTGGATGTCCGGCGGGAGGATGCCGAAGCGCCGAGCCTCGGCGATGCGCTCCCGGACGATCCGATTTCGAGTGGTCGGGTCCACGACGCCCTGGGCGTTCAGCTCGCTCAGGACGGTCGCGGTGAATTCGGCCACCGCGCGGTCCACCGCGGCCTGAGCCTGAGAGGTCACGCCGTCCGCGTAGGCGCGCGCCGCGTTGACGCCCGCGGCGCCCACGTAGACGTTTTGCCCGCCGCCAGAGACGCGCGCGAGAGAGGCGATAGCCTGGTTCGCGAGACCGACCGCCGCGAAGGGGTCGGAGAAGTCGAGGCTCTGGCTGGAGACCACCGTTCGACTCGCGGACAGGGAGGCGATCTGATTGGAGGCCGAGGCCGCCGCCGCTCCGGCCGCCGCGGCCGAAGCCGCCGCGTCCGAGTAGCTGTCCGCCAGGTCATCGGCCGCGCCGGCCGCCTGGTTCGTCGCGTTCGTGACGTCGTTGACGTTGCCCGCGGTCTGGTCCACGGCCGCCGCCGCGTTCTTCCAGAGGTCCACCAGTCGCTGGGCTGCGCCCGCCGCTCCGCCCCCGGCCGCCGCCGCGACCTCGCGGATGGTGGCCGCGGTCGAGTCGGCTTCCTTCCGCGCGAGCCCGAAGCGGTCCGCGACGATCCCCACCTGGGTGGCGAGCGAGGCACCGCTGTCCTGGGCCTGCTCGATCTGAATCGTGAGCGAGGCCGCTTCCGTCGCGGCCTTCTTCGACTCGGCCGCCGCGGCGCGGAGATTGTCTGCGAGCTTCTGGGTCTGCTCGGCCGCCGCGAAGTTGCCCGTCGCCGCATTCAGGACGGTGAAGACATCGTTGATGGCGGCGAAGGCGGTCTGGATGCCAGCCGCCACCGCGTGATAGGTGGACTCGATGCGCGAGGCGAGCGAGAGAGCCAGCTCGAAGCCGCCGCGGATGGCCGCCGCCGCGGCCGTCGCCGCCTGCGTCAGGATCTCGAAGCCGACGCCCTGCCCGATCCGGTCGGTGATCTCGTCGAGGGCGGTCTGGATCTCCGTGATCAGCGGGCCAAAGGCATCGTTGAACGCCTTGCCCAGGAGCTGCAGGAAGTCCTCGATGCTCCCGCGGAGCCGGTCGAGTCGGCCCAGGAACGTGTTGCCGAGCGCCTCGGCCTGGCCCTCCGTCGCCTCGGCCGCCGCGCGGAACGCGCCGCCGGCCTTGAGCTGCTCCGTCGTGAGCTGCTTGACCTGGGGGAGGTAGCGCGCGATGGCACCCGCGTTGCCCTGGAGGGTCCGGCCGAAGAGTCGCGCGGCAGTCTCGGCGTCCTGGCCCGTGGCTGCGGCGAAGTCGAGTACGACCTTCGTGGCCGGTCGGAGCTGCTCGGCCGCGACGCCCACCGTCGCGAGCATCTTGGCGACGCCGACCGTGGTGTCGTCCTGGACGCCCGTGGTCCGCTGGAGGGCCGTGGCATACGCCTCGACCTCGGACACGATCCGCTTGAAGCCGGGGACACCCTGCGCCTGCAGGATATTGGAGAGACCGGCCACCCGCTTCTCGTAGTCGCCCTGGGCCTTCGAGCCTACCAGGGTGGCGGCCGTCAGCCCGGCGACGCCCGCCGCAGCGGCGCCGAGCGCGGCCGTGAGGCCGCCGGTGATCACGCCAAAGGCCGCCGGGCCCGCCTTCCCGAGGAAGCTCCCCAGCGCGGTCTTGGCGCCGTCGAGCGCCTTCGACCACCCGGAGACATCCAGGGAGAGCTTGCCTTCGGCGGTCCCGGCGTCGAACGGCATGGCTCTCCTCCTATCGGGCGCGGCGGCGGACGCGCGCCTGTTGGCGGCGCGCCTGCCCGGCCTTGTGCTTGGCCGCGACCATCGCCTTCACCCGCTTGGCGATCAGCTCGTCCAGCGGGTCGGTCTTGTCCGGGTCGGTCACGTCGAGCATGCCCGCCAGGAGGAAGTAGAACTCCGGGACCGGCATCCGCCGCAGGTCGTCGAGGCGATACTGCGGGAAGAAATGGAGGAACCGCGCGACGAGGCCGCGCGAATAGTCCCCCTTCTTACGCCGAAAACCGAAGGACGCTGACCCGCTTCAGGACCTCCGTGACCGCGCGGAAGAGCGCGACCTCCTCGCCCAGCTCCCACGGCGGGGCCGGGAAGGTGGGGCAGAGGATGCGGATGAGGTCCGGGAGCTTCGAGAGCAGGCGGCCGGTGAACGTCTCGTTCGACTCGTCCTTCTGCTTCTCCAGGCTCGACCCGTCGAGGGTGAGCGCGCCGAAGACGCTGAGCGCCGTGGCGCCGAGGGTGTACCGCTCGCCGCGGAAGACCACCACCACGGGCTTGTAGTCCGTGCGCGCGGCGTCGAGGTCGATCACGTCTGCGACCTGGATGGGCTTGCCACCCGGGGTCTCTTCGGTCGTCGGGGTCTGGATGGGCTTGCCACCCGGGGTCTCTTCGGTCGTCGGGGTCTGGATGGGCTTGCCACCCGGGGTCTCTTCGGTCGTCGGGGTCTGGGGGTCCGTCATCGGGGGTTCTCCTGCCGGCTAGATTGCCGGCTTCTGCAGGGCTACGAGGATCCGGCCGAGCACGCCGCGGAATCCGTAGAGGACTCCGCCGCCGCCAGCCATCTGCACCAGGTCGAGCAGTCGCTGCCAGTCTACGAGGCCGAGGCAGCTCTGCGCGTCCGCCATGAAGCCGGGCCCGACCACGCCGAGCGCCCCCAGCGCTTGCACGCCGAGGACGACCGCGAGGCCGCGAGTGACCCAGGACTTCGAAGTGGGCTTGTCGGGAAGCATCGTCGAGGTCTCCTAGCTCGGCGGCTCCAGGGCCCGGGTCTATAGACCTGGGCCCGGAGCCGCCGGGGCCGTAGGAAGATCAGGCGGGAGGATGCGACCCGCTGAGCACGTAGAAGGGCGTCTCCACCCCCGACACCGTCGAGTTGAAGGCGGTGAAGGTGGCCAGCCACGCCTGCTGGGCCTCCTCGCTCAGCGTCAGCTCGTCCAGCTCCGTCGCGACCGCGGCCGGGAAGACGAAGGTGGCGGAGCCGTCGCGGGCGACCAGGCGCAGCTCGTCCGCGTGGTCGAGGTAGTCGTCACCGGGCTGGCTCTTCGGCAGCACGATCGCGCCGGAGAGGGCGCCGCTGGTGATGAGCGCCTCGGCGAAGGGCATGAGGACGCCGGACATGGTCGGGAGGCCGAGCGTGTCCGCGACCGGGACGCCGATCGTCACGGTCTCGCCGCGTCGGAGGATCCGGACGGGGTTGAAGTTGCCCTCGTCGTTCGCGGTGAGCGCGAGGACCTCGGGCGCGATGGACAGGGCGATCTCGCCGAACACGCGGACGGCGGAACCCCCGTAGTAGACGTCCGCGGACAATCCGTGGACGGTGTCGGTGGGAAAGGGCATGGACCCGTTACCTCAGAAGCCGCGCGGTGAAGTTGACTGCGACCGTGAACCGTTCACTGTCGGCGGGCCCGGGGCCCAGATCTTGGGGCAGCGCGGTGCCCCGAAGCCAGAGCACGCCGAAGCCGCCGATGTTCTCGGCGCGCCGGTCGTGCAGGTTTTCGTAGATGGCTCGCGCGACCGCGCGAGCGCCCGAGACCGTGCTCCCGTCCACCAGGACCTGGATGCCGTAGTCTTCGGTATAGTCCCAGACCACGGGCGTCCCGCCGCTACCGCGGAACACCGCGATGACGTCGGGCTCGGGCTCGAAGTCGCGGCGGTAGCCGTCCTGGAGGGACACCCCGCTCGCGGCGTAGAGGCCGCCGATGCCGGAGGCGACGCAGAGATTCAGCGCGGCGTTGACGAACATCAGACCCCCCGCGCCGCCCGCCAGAAGTCGCGGAGGGCCACGCCCATCTTCTCGCCGAGCTTGAAGCCGCGCAGCACCCGCTCGATATACTTGGGGCCGGCCTGCCCGAATTCGTTGCCGGCCTTCGAGACCGTCCCGGGGCCGCGGGAGTCCTGGCCCATCTCGTGGACGATCCCCGCGTAGGGCGTCAGGAACTTGAAGGTGGTGGTCGTGCGCCGCCCGCGCGGCGTGCTGACGACCTCGCGGATGGCCGAGGACTCCAGCTCGCCTTCCTTGAAGGGAGCCAGCTCGACCATCTTCTGCATGGCATCGACGCCCGCGTCCTTCGCCTTCTGGTGGATGACCGGGAGGACGTCGTCCCCGAACCGCTCCAGCATCTTGCGGAGCGCCTTCTCGGGGAGCTTGAGCTGGACCCGCGCGCGGGCCGCCATCAGACTGCCTGGCGCAGGGTGAGATGGATGAAGCGCTCCGTGGCCGCGAGGTTGCGGCCGGGGAAGGCGGTCAGCACCTCCCAGCGACGGTCGCGGACCACCAGGACGTCGCGCCGCTTGACCGCGGAATCCGGATGGATCAGGGTCTCGGCCACCGCCTCGAAGGTCTCGCCCTCGATGGCCACCCGCTTCACAAGCGTCTCCCAGAAGGTCATCGGGACGTCGCGCTCGATGGGAGCGAAATTCTGGAGCCGGCCGTCCGGCCCCAGCTCTCCGCGCTCGACGTCGCCGCGGTCGCGGAAGGTCACGCCCATGCTCAGCCTCGAATGGTGGTCCGGCGCGGACCGCGGACCAGCCCCGAGCGCAGGAGGATGGAGTCCGCCTGGGGGTGGCTGGGCCGGTCGAACCGGAGCGGCCGGGCGTAGGTGAAGGACTCGGAGTGGGGCCCGATCGTCTCGGATCGCTGGGTGATCGCGCCGCGCTGGGAGGGGTCGGCCGGGGGCCAGAGGTCCACGCCGCGAGACGCCAGCAGGGCGTACTCGCACTGCGCCTCGGGGACCGGGCTGGGCACCTGGTCCTCGTCCCATAGGATGTTGCGCTCGACGTCGAAGGCCCCGATGGCCGGGAAGTGGAGAGACTGGCCCGAAGTCGTGCGGTAGCCGGCGAGGCGCCAGCGCCGCTCGATGAAGAGGCAGCCGGAGACGAGGAAGGTGGCTTGCTCGTCCTCCGTGAAGCCCTCCCACTCGTCTAGCACCCCGACGCGCTCGAAGTAGCCCGAGGCGCCCGACAGGGTCTGGTAGGAGTTGGCGTCCACGAGGCCGGAGCCGGTCTCGACGACCATCTCGGCGGCGGTCAGGAACATCGGGTCTCCCTCAGGTCGTCAGCCAGCGGCGGACGCCCTCGATGATGCCGAACCCGACACCGGCGCCGGCCGCGCCGACGAGGGCGCCACCGGCGGCGCCGACCTGGCGCGGGCGCGGCTCGGGCTTGAGGCCGCCGAGGTCGATGATGAGCTGGAGCTGGCCCTGGATGCCGACCAGTTGGCCCTCGATATGGGCCACCCGCTCGGAGACCTCCCCGACGGAGCAGCAGGGCTCACTCATTTCGGGGGCTGCGGCGTGAGGGCGAACATCGGGGCCCGGTTGCCCGGCAGGCGCCGCTTGGCGGGGCGCCGTCGATCCGGGCTCGGCCGCGCGGCGCGCTGCTCGCGCTGCTCGCGGCGGAGGTCCACCAGCGTCGGCCCTGCGGCCGGCGCCTCGGGCTCCTCGGCCTTGACCGGGAGCGCCTCGGCCGGGTCCTCGACCAGGCCCGGAGGCGGAGAGACATTGACCACGCGCGGGCGCTTGGGCTTGGGCGCGGGCGCGGGAGCGGCATCGATCAGGGGGTCGTAGGACGTCTGGTCCATGAAGAGATGCTCCTACGCGGCTCGGGGGACGGCCGCGCGATGAAGACGATGGGGCGGGGCCCTCTTGCGAGAGCCCCGCCCGGTGATCAGCCGTTCGTCCGGAGACGGGCGAGCTTCACCTGCTTGCGCTCGGCGAAGACCCGGTTCCAGTTGACGCCCGACGCCAGCTCGGCGTAGGTCGCCGCCTCGCCGGCCATCGAGGCACCCAGCCACGCGAAGCCGCGCGGGTGGATGAGGTGCTGCTGCCGCGACACGAGGATCTCCGTGCCGCCGCCGTTGCCCTGCAGCTCCTCGCGCTGCACCGCCACCGGGACTCGCGGCTCCGCCGTGCCGTAGGCGAGTGCCCCGGCGCCGAACAGATACGAGTCGTAGACGGTGTGGCCCGAGATCGTGGCCGTCGGCATGCCGTCGTCCACGATGACGCGCCGACCCAGGAAGGTCGGGATCTGCGTCTCCCCGCGCGAGTCCGGGATGAACTCGATCAGGTTGTTCACCTGGGCCTGCGTGAAGACCATGCTGTGCATCGCGATGGCCGTGACCTCGTCGGCCCGGTCGCCGAGGGTGGCAGCCGCCTGCAGGAACGCCGGAGCGTTGAAGCGGTTGTCGTCGGTCACCGTGCCGCTGAGCGAGACGATCGACTCCGTCATGTCGCCGGAATCGTTCGCGTCGTTGTCCGCGAAGAGGCCCTGCAGCGTGCGGATCACGCGCGTCTGGAGGACGCGCGACCAGTAGGACGACACGCGCTGGGCGATGGCGTCCATCGGGTCGTCGCCGGCCAGAGCCGTGACGAGATCCGCGGCCTTCCAGGCCTGGTTCACGTTGTGGCGCTGCGCGACTTCCTCGCCCGTGCCGAGCTTCTTCGGAATCGCGCTGTTCTCGCTGTCGTCCGAGACGTTCGGCTCGTCGTTCGCGAGGTCGCGCCAGTGCGGGATCGAGAAGGTGCGCCCGCCACCCTGGAGCAGGGAGTTGAAGAACTCCCCCGTCTCCATGATGCCGGACTGGACGAACGCCGTCTTCTCCGTGGTCAGCACCTGCACGTAGGGTGCGAAGACCTCCGGAATCACGACGTCCGTGAGCTGGACCAGAGCCATTGTAGGCTCCTTTCGTTTTCAGGTTGATGTTTGAGGGACGTCCCGGAGGTCTCAGACCGTCGGGCTTTAAGCGGGCCAGCCGCTCGGGTGCGCCTCGGGGCGCGTCGGCCTCAGGCCGCCGCGCTCTTCGGTCGCAGATTCGCCGGGAGCAGGTCGGCTCGGCCGGCCTCCTGCGCGTACCGCTGAGCGAGCGCAGGATTCGACCGGCAGAGCTTGGCCCACTCCGTCATGTTGGGCTTCTTCGCCTTGAGCGGGTTCGCGCCGGCCGCCTTGCGGTCGCCGCCGTTCGCCGCGCCCGCGCCCTGGTTCTCGGGGAACCAGTGCGGGACGGTCCCGCCTCGCTGGAGGTCGAGGAACCAGTCCGCGACCGTGACGCCGTCCTTCGTGGTGAAGACGCCGTCTTCGTTCTCATCGAAGATCCGCTCGGCGCGGAGCTTCGCGTCCTCCAGGACGGAGGGGGCGCGGAGCTTCACGCCCTTCTCGCCCGTGGTCGCCGTGGAGAGCGCGTCGGCCAGGCGGCGCCGCTTGTCGCTGCCCTTGAGCGTGCCGTTCTCCTCGCGGAGCTTCTCCACTTCCGTCTTCAGGGTGTCGCGCTCGCGCTCGACGGGGCGGAGCTGCGTGGTCAGGCGGCGGGCGATGAGCGGTTCCAGGGCCTTCTCGTCCACCTTGCCGCCGGCCTCGACCTGCGCTCGAAGGTCCTCGACCTGGTCGTTCAGCTCGATGAGCTTCTCGGGGGTCAGGTCACCGAACGCCTGGATGCGCTTCTTCGTTTCCTTGTGCGCGAGGCGTTCCTTCTCCAGGGCGCCGCTCAGGCGCGTCACGTCTTGCTCGGCCTTCAGGCCGCCCTCGACGTCGAGGACGAAGACGTCCCCGCTCTGGGTGTAGAACTCGCGCTCCGACTCCGGGATCTCTTCCTGGGTCGCGTAGGTCCGTTTCAGACTCATTTCCGTTTCACCTCATGGTCCCGCGCCCCATGTCGCGGGTGGAATTTGGCCGGCGCCGCTATTCGGCGTCGGCCGGGGGATCCTCCTCGGGACTCGGGATGTCCGAGCCCGCAGGCGGATTCGCGGGAGCAGGCGGTTCGACCAGAGGCTCCTCGCCCTCGATCTCGGCCAGCTCGTCTTCGAAGGTCATCTCCGTCAGCCCGTTCTTCTCCGCGTAGCTGTGGATGGAGCGGAGCGAGAGGGGAGCGCCCTTCGCCTTCGCGTCCATCGCGTCGCCCACGGAACGGGGCTCGACGCGGACCTCGGCGAAGTTGAGGTTCGGGGTGACGATCACCGCCTCGGGATCGGCGCCCATCCAGGTCGCGCACTGCCGCAGTGCGGTCTGGAGACCGGCCGCGCCGGTGAGGGCGATGCTCTGGAGGGTCGCAGTGGCCGCGGCGATGCGGATGCGGAGCGCGTCGCCCGACTCGGCCTGCGAGCCCGGCGGATGGAGAAGCTGGGCGCCCTTGCCCTGGGCCTCGCGACGCTCCTCGGAGAGCGCCGTGCGCTGCTCCTGGAGGGCGAGCGAGGAGACGCCGATGAACTTGGCGTCGCCCTGCAGCGGGACGCGGATGACGGAGCCGACGCCCACGCGGACCTCGTCCTCCGAATCGCTCTCCTCGTCATCGTCGGGGGACCCCTCCTCCCCGATGATCACGAGCGTGTCCTGTCCCTGATGGTGCAGGCTCTGGCGGTAGTCCGCCTCGCCCCGGTAGATGCTCAGGCAGAGGCGCGCGAGCCCGAGCAGCGGGATGATGCCGGGCGAGAGCGCGAGGTCCGTGGCGCCGACGACCGTGAGCGGGATGAACGGGAGCGTCCGGCCGGCCAGGCTCGGCTCGACGACGGCCGACTTCCGGCCCTCCACCTCCGTCCAGGTCCGATAGGTGCGGGCGAGGCTCGCGACGCGCTCGGCGCCGTCGATCATCTCCGGCGTCGGGACGCTCGGGTCGGAATCGTCCGTCAAGACGAGCGCGCGACCGCGGATCACCGTCGTCCAGGTCAGCCCGTCGGTCCCGATCTCGGGCCGCGTCTCGTCCAGGATGGCCATCCGCAGCTCGTTCGGAGAGAGCGTGTCGAACGGCTCGTCGGACCAGTTGACGAGGAGGCGCGCGGGGTAGTCGAGGAGAATCGGCGTATTCCGGCCCTGGACCGCGTCGCCGAGGAGCGCCAGGCGCCCGTACAGGAGCTGGTTGAGGTGGATGCGCCGGAGAAGCATCAGGAGGGACTCGCCCCTCCGCGTCGCGCTCTCGCGCATCGGCTCCATCGCCGCAGGGAGCTGGATGCGCGCCGGCTCCCGGTTCAGCACGCCCACCAGCGTCGAGGCCGCGTCCTGGACGTAGTCGGGGAACTTCGCGCGCGCGAGATAATTGACGTATCGCAGCCAGCCCGGGCTGGTCAGGCTCTGCGTCGCGCCGTCGAGGACCATCCCCGCGGTCAGCGGGAGGTAGATGGTCGTGGCATCCTTGATGTGCCGCTCGCCCGCGAAGGTGTCGGCCATGACCACGTAGTCCGGCGCGACGATGGAGAAGTCCGGGTGGATCGACGTCAGGAGAGAGTTTGCCTGCGGCACCTAGCTCAACCCCTTCGCGCGTCCGGAACGCGCCTTCGCCGGCTTGGGAGCGAACGTCACGACGAGACCGTCCGCGTGGTCCGGAGACGCGACCCCGCGAGCCTTCATCTGCGTCTTGCGCTCGATGGCGATCTTCCCGGTCTCGGTGAACGAATACTTCGGGAGCGAGAGCTGCCCGCACACCTTCGGGTCGTCCGGAAGCAGGAGCAGCTCGTCGAGATCGTAGAGGCGCCCGCCCTTGCCCTGCACCGCCAGCCAGTGTTCGTGGGTTCGGAAGAGGCGCTCGCGCGCCGTCCACCATGCCTCGGCGCGCGCGTTGATGAACTTCTTGGAGGCGGGCTTCCCGTCGGGCCAGACCTTGCCCGAAGGCCGGTTGCCCACGTTGATCGGGATGCAGCGGAGGTCGCCCGCGATGCGGAGGAGAGTGGACAGGACGCCGCGGCCGACGCCGACGGAGTCGAATTTCACCTTCGTGATCCGGTGCTGCGCCGCGAGCGCGCAGGTCCGACCGGCCGTGTTCGTGGTGTCGCCGTCCATCCAGTCCGTGGACTTGTAGACGACGGGGCCCTTCCGCGGGACGAACACGCTGGGCGCCTGTCCGCCGCCGACGTCCAGGCCCGCCTCGAAGACGACGTCCTCGGCCTGCTGCAGCCACTTCGCCAGCTCGCCGTTCGCTTCGAGGTGCTTGCGGAGGAGCTGCGAGGAGAGGACCCACTTCCCCGGGATCGCGACGTCGCCCGCGCTCGCCTCGTAGTCGAGATCAATCTCCTGGGCGAGAATCTCGGGCGTCAGCTCTCGCTGCTTGGCTTCGTACCAGGCGAGATCCTTGCGCGGGTCCGAGGTCCAGTGGAAGGTGAAGACCTTGACGGCGCCGCTCATCTTGCGCCGATAGAACGGGTTTCCCGTCCCCTTCGGCGTCGAGATGTCGATTCGCACGTCGGTCGTGTTGGAGAGCGCGGCCTCGACCTGCTCGGGCTGGTCGAGCGAGGCGGCCTCGTCCACGAAGTAGATGGAAGCGCGGTCGCCGCGGCCGATATCTGAGCCGCCGTCGCCGGTGATCACGGCCCCCGTCTCCGGGTTCCGGATCCTCATGTAGCGAGCGTGGTCCTTCTCGCTCCAGCCGATGGGCTGGAGGGCGCGAGGGAGGCGCCGGATGATGATCCGGACCTTCTCCAGCAGCGACTTCGGGACGCCCAGGGTGTCCACGTCGTCGAGGGACTGCGAGCCGAACCCGATGGCGATGCCCGGCGTGAAGATCCACTGCCGAACGGACCAGGCCGTGGAGAGCCAGGTCACGCCCGCGTCGCGGGACTTCTCGACCAGGCCGTGCTCGCGCCCGCTGAATCGCTCGTCCAGCCAGTCGAGGTACTCGCGCTGGCGCGGGAAGAGGACGAAGGGGACGAACGGGTCCTTCCCCTGGTTGACGTACCGGGGCTCATACGTGAAGACCCAGTCCTCGACGAATTCGGCCGAGGGCGCGGATCGGTAGTACGCGATCAGCCGGTCCCAGTCCTCCGGCTCGCGGAGTCGGTCGAGGAGGTTCCGCCGATAGCGGAAGATCGGCGCGTAGTCCGGGCTCTTCCAGTCCAGCGGGTGCGGGGTTCCCATCGGGCTAGAGGGTGCCGAAGGGCTCCACTCGCTCGCGCGGGTCGGGCGGGATCGTCTTCGCCCGCGAGCCGCGGAGAGCCTTTCGAGCGCCCTTCACCACCGGGATGATGCTCGGGAGGCCCGGCGTCGGACTGTTGATGCTGGAGTCCACGATGGAGTCCTGGTCCCGGCCCTGCCGCGGGCCGTAGGTGATTCGCGTGCGAGTCTTCCGGGCCATCTAGCCCTCCCATGTTTCGACCGGGTGCTCCGTGCTCAGAGCCCCGCAGGTTGCGTGGACGCCCGGGTGGCCGGGCTCTCGGGTGCAGCGGCGCCCGCTCCGCGCGGACGCGAAGCAGCGCGGGCCGAATCGACCCGCCGGCAGCCAGCACCCGAGGCAGGAGAATTCCGGCCCGTCCGGGAAGACGTGGTCGGGGAACACCGCGGCGAGAGGCCGCGAGCCCATCTCAGACGACCTGGTCCGTCCGGAGCGTCGCGACGCCGTAGAGGACCGTGGTGACCTTGCCGCCGAAGACCAGCTCCACTTCGTGATAGTAGTCTCCGCCGCGGAGGTCGGCCGTGTCGTTCCCATCGATGGAGATGACGAGCTGCCCGCTGACGCCGCCCGAGACCAGCTCGATGCCGGAGCCGAGCGAGTAGGCGACCAGGGGCTGGCCCGGATTGCGCGGGGCCGGGAAGGTCCCGGCCGCGAGACGCCCGAGCTGCCAGCGCACGGAGGTTGCGCCGGAGATGGGCTGGACCGCCTCGTCCTCATCCACCACGGTCACGACCAGGTCGAGGTCGTCGCCGGAGAACTTCTCGAAGTCGCCGCGCTTCGCGCCCAGGGCCATGTCAGCACTCCCGCCGAACAGCGGCTTCGAAGGTCTTGACGACGTCGCGCCGAGCGGTCAAGGCCGCCTCGACATCGCGCCGGGCGGTCAGGAGGTCTCGGACGACCCGGCGCGCCTGAAGGCAGAGGACTCGGACCAGCTCCTCGGCCGCCGAGGTGGTGCCCGGCGACCAGAGGACTACGAGGTCCGACCCGGCGCCGACGACTCGGCCCAGGCCCACCATCAGACCGGGTCCCGCTCAGCGATGAGGGTGCCGCTCGGGCGATTCGTCCCCGAGATGTCGTCCCCGTTGAGGTCGAACAGGTCGGCGCGCTGGATCTCCGTCACGCCGTCGTCTCCGAAGACGACCTCCTGCCAGGGGGTCGTGCCGTCGTCGATCTGCCGGCGATTCGTGATGTGCCGCCGCGCGTCGAGGACCGTCAGGCCCGTCGAGCCGGAGGCAACGTGGTCCGCGTTCGCTTCGTCCCAGACCGCGTCCGCGATGGCCGCGGCCGTGGGGCCCGTCGAGCCCGAGACCGCGCCAGAGGCCGCCAGGAAGAGGGACTCCCCGGTCGAGCCCACGGACAGGTGGTCCGCCTGGTCCTCGTCCCAGATCGAGTCCACCGCCTGGTCCAGGAGGTCCATCTCCTCGCCGTGGGTGGACGTGTCTTCGAGCCGAGCGCCCGTGGAGCCGCCGGAGAGGTGGCCCGCCAGGGGCTCGTCCCAGACCGCGTCCGCGATGGCCGCGGCCGTCGGGGCGAGGCCGGAGGCGCCCGAGAGCGCCGCGCCGGTCGAGCCTGCCGTGAGATGACCCGCGAGGGCCTCGTCCCAGACCTGGTCCGCGACGCCGCTGATGGCCGCGCCGGTCAGGGCCATCGCATCGCCCGCGACCGCGCGCGAGGAGACCAGGACGTCGAGGCGCGTGCCGCGCACCAGCGTGTCCGTGAGGGCGTTCCAGCCGGTGGCCTGGTCGTCCAGCTCCCCGACGCCCGAGAAAATGTAGACGCCGCCGGTGGTCGAGGCGCCCAGAGTGATTCGGGCGCCGTTGCCGCCGATGCCGACCTGGTGGTCGGCGCTGGTGCCGCCCTGGACCACCCACGTCCCGATGACGGCGCCGATTGCCACGCGCGTCGTAATGGGCGCGCCTGCCATCTCGATGACGGCGCCGAACGCCTCGTCCGTCGAGACGTCGAGGCCGATCAGGGACGTGGCCGGGCGGATCGTGCCGCGGACCAGGGCCGTCAGGAAGAGGCCGCGGAGGCCGGAGATGGTCTGGCCCGTCACGCCGATGGTCAGCTCGGAGCCAACCACGCCACTCGGAGTGGTGGAGAAGTCGCCCGCGATCGTCAGGCGCTCGAAGCCGGCGCCGTTCAGGACGCAGCCCGAGGCGGCCGTGACGCGGTCGTTCAGGGGATCCTGGCCCTCGAAGGCGAACCGGGTGAGGTCGCCCGAGAGCGTCAGGGCCCCGCGCACGCGGAGCACGCGCGGGAGGTTGAAGGTCGAGCGGATGGAGAGCGCGTCCGCCAGGTTGGAGACCGGGGACTCCGGCGTCCCGAGCGGGAAGGTCGTCCCGACCGCGCCCGAGATGGTGTCGATGGAGACGCCGCCGCGGTAGCGCTGGATGGCGCTCTCGTCCGAGTGGCCGCCGAGGACCAGCTTCCCCTTGTGGACGCGCGACGTCTGGGTGTCGCGCATCACGTAGAGATACTCCACCTCGGAGGTGGGCTGGGTCGTGAGGCTCGACGTCGGCCAGACGTAGGAGGCGAACCCGCCCGTGCGCGAGCCGCTGATTTCGGTGCAGCCCGACGCCGAGAGCGAGACCCCGGCCTGGGTGGCCAGGTCATACAGCTCGATGTTCACGCCGGAGAGCGCGGAGAGCGGGCGGCCCTCGGCGAAGTCGCCGAGCAGGCGGGCCGTCTCGCCGAACTGCGCGGTGGAGTACCTCATTCGTCGTACTCCCCCTCGTAGTCGGGCGCGATGCGGGCCACCGTGATGTCAGCCACGGCGCGAGCCGCGAGCTGGAAGGCCTGGTTGATGAGCCGGAAGCCGCCACCCTGGAGGACGAGGCGGTGAAAAAACAGGTTCGACACCTCGCCCGCGTCCAGCTCCTGGCGCCGGAGGAGGTGGCCGGCGCCACCATTCAGGCGGCCGTCCGAGCCCGTGAACCCCGACGCTACGAGCGTCTGGGCCAGAGAGAATTCGTCCACCTCGTACAGCTCAGCGTAGAGCCCGGAGATAGGCTGGCCGGCTGCGCTCGGCGAGTCGAGTGAGACGAACCGGGGATTGAAGGTGTAGAGCTTCTCCATCGTCCCGGAGAAGAGGTTGAAGAAGTAGATCGAGAGGTCGAAGTCGATCCTCGGGTCCACCACGTAGGCAATTCCGGTCGCGAAGGTGGTTCCCGTCATGGGCTGAAGCACGCCCGAGGCGAGAATGAGCCCGGTCATCGTGGCGCCGGCCGTGCTGATGCCGCCCGTCGTGGTGTTCGACCCAACCAGGACGTTCGCAAGGTCGGCCGCGCCCTGGGGATTCAGGCCCACCGTCCCGTAGACGATCATGGACTCCAAGAGGGAGCCCGTCTGCGTGGTCAGGGAGGGCCGGAACACGGACCCGACGCCGGACGTCGTGCTGCCCATGTTGAACAGGACGTCCGAGACGGAGTCGAAGTAGGACCCGAAGAGGCTGAACAGGGCGGGAGCGCCGATCTGGTTGGCCGGGATCTGAATCCCGACCCAGACGCTCCCCGACACGACGGAATACCGATCTCCGAACGGATTGGTTCCGAGGTTCACTCGGACCGGGCTAGCAGGGTTGCCGGCCGAGTTGAAATTCAGCGCCGTCCTCGTCATGTTCCCGCCCGTCGAAGGCGAGAGAGTATCCCGAATCAGGCAGACGATTTCATCCTGCGATTCGAACGAGAGGCCCGAGAGGCCCGAGCACAGGAACTGGATGTTCGAAGTGCCTTCGAGCGCGACGAGACGCCGAGGGGCCGCAGTGTTCGCGCCGACGCTCCGCTGCTTGATGTAGTCGCGCAGCTCGCCGGAACCCTGGAAAAGGGACGCGCCCGAGGCCGGGAGTAGGCCCGACACGTTGAGCGCCGACCAGCGGAACGCCTCGTTCCCGCTCAGCGTCACGGAGAAGAGGTGGAGGCCGCGGCGGACCTCGATGTTCCCGGTGCCCGGAAACTGCGAGGCGAGACCGGCGCCGCGGTCGGGCGGCCGGAGCACCAGCAGGTCCTCGGCCAGGACGTCCTGGACGTACCAGCCGCCGTTGTTTCCGGAGATGGTCGCGCCCGAGAGCGCGACGCGGTCGTTCCGGTTGATCTCGTTCGTCAGGAAGTTGGCGCCCGAGACCTGGACCACCGCCAGGTTCGTCGCGCCCGAGAGCGCCACCACGGACGTCACCGCGGTCGCGCCGATGGTCCGCGCGTCTTGCCTGTTGAGTCGCGCGGCCGAGCCGCCGACGCCCTGGGTGTTCGGGAAGGGGCGGAGCCACTGGTCCGTCGTCCCCGAGAGCGCGTAGATGGTGAAGAAGCCGTTGTTCCCGGAGATGCCCGAGAAGATTTCGACGATGTCGCCGATGCGCGGAGTCACGAGGCCGGTCGTCACGACCATGAAGCCCGACGCGCCGATGCTCTGGATGGCGCGCGTCGTGGTCCGAGCGCCCTCGGCCTGTCGGAATGAGACGCTGGCCACGAGTTAGCCCCGCTGCTCGATGAGGTCCTGGATGCTCCGCTGCAGGGCTCCGCTCGTCGCGAAGACTCGCGCCTCTCCCAGGTCGAGGACGCGGAACAGCGTCTGGGTCACCGCGTTCGTGAAGCCCGCGCCGGAGACCGCGCTCCGCGCGCTCGCGACGAACCCGAGCTGCTGCGGGATGAAGCCCGAGAGCGTCTCCTGCAGGTTCAGGATCTTGGCGTCGAGGTCGGCCGTCACCAGGTATCGCTCGCGCGCGTAGTCGCATGCGGCCTCGGCCATGATGAGCCCGCGCCCGTTCCCGGAGAGCGCCGCGAACCGGGTCATGAACGCGTTGTAGGTCGCGGCGTCCGTCGCGCCGATGTCCATTGCCGCCTGCTGGATCGCGTTGAGGGCGCCGCCCGCCTGGCCGCTGGTCGCGCCGCCGGAGACGAGAGCCGAGATGACCTGCGGGCGCGTGCCGCCGCCCGGGTTCGCGACGAGGAAGGCGAGGAAGGTCTGCTGGATGTCGTCGAGCTGGATGGCCATCCCTACCTCCAGCCCTCGTAGGCGCCGGTGAGTCCGTTTTGCCGAGAGCCCCCGGGCTGACAGGCCCGGAACCGCCCGTTCGGGCACCGCGCCGTCTCGTCCGTCTCGCAGACGCAGGGCTCGACCGCGGCGGGGGTCACACGGCCCCGCGGATGCGCTTGGCCGCGAAGTAGAGCCCGAGCCCTACCGCGAGGGCCGCCGCGCTCGCGAGAGCGAACGGGAGGGCCGCGAGGAGCCGCGCCAGCGTCAGGACCTGGCGGGCTCGGGTGGGGGGCCGCGGGGGTGCCGCCTTTCGCGGCACCAGGACGACCACGTCCGGGGGCTTCCAGAGGCCCGGGTCGGCGCCCTGGAGGCACACGGTCAGGCGGCCGGTAGCCGCGCCCCGAGCGGGAGCGGCGAGACGTCGAACACGCCCGTCGGGACGAGGAGGACCGTCCGGTCGGCGCACTCGAAGGCTTCGAAGACCTCGCCCGTCTCGGGCTCCATCCCCGAGCCGGTCCAGGAGCAGCCGAAGAAGATGGCCCCGCGGAGTGGGAAGACCACCCCGAGGGTCGCGAGGACCACGCCGAGGATGGCGCCGAGCGCGAGGAGCAGGAGCCGTCGAATCACGGGCACTCCGTCTGGCCCGTTTTGCCGCCCATGACGTTCGTGACCGTCACGAGGCAGCGCTGGGCCTCGACGCCAAGCTCGGCGCCGGAGTAGACGTAGATGCGGACGCCCTCCTCGGGCTCCGCGACAGGGATGCGCGTGGGGGCCGGCGTCGCGCTCGCGCGGTAGGCGCAGCTCTCGGCGACATTGCCGACCACGACGCAGAGCGCCGCGATGGCCGCGACGAAGGCGACCATCTCGAAGATGGACTTCAGGGCGACGAGCGCGACCATTCGGGAGACGCGGAAGCGGGCCATAGGGACCTCCTCGGGGAGAGGAGTGGCGCCCGCTCCGACTAGGTGACGTCTGCCTCGAAAACGAGCACCCCGCGGCGCCGCAGCTCGGGCTCGACCTCGGCCCAGATCGTCTCGTGGCCCTTGGACTGATTCTCCTGCTCCGGCGTCAGCTCGGCCAGGGGGGTCGAGAGCCGGACCACGATGACGCCCGGACGCTCGCCCGAGCGGAGAAGCTTGCGGAGCGCGCGGACGGCCGCGACGCCCTCGACGACCTGCGGGCCGGGCTCGCGGATCCAGTCGGCCGCGGCGTCCGAGACCTCGGACCACTCGCGCCCCTCGACCAGGGAGTCGGTCGCGCGGTGGGGCGCGCCGAGGCGCTCCGCCAGCATCGCGCCGAGGGTGGACTTCCCGCGCCGCGGGCCGCCCACGATGACGATGCGGCGACACTCGCCCAGGAACGAGCAGAGCTGGAGGCCCTTGAAGACTCGGGGCTTCGGCTTCGGCATGGCGTAGAGCATCGGCTGGCCGCCTCCGCGGCTTGAGGGGAACCGCCTCCCCCGGGTCGCCGTGACTTCGCGTCGCGCGCGATGAGCCGCGGGGGAGGGCGGGTTCGATGGTGGAGCCTACTCCCCGGTGGTCCGGGTTCCGGCCCCGAGAAGTCGCTGGGCGCGCTGGCCGACCGTCTGGCTCGGGGAGCCCGGGATGCCCGCGGCGTCGAGCGCCGCGAGGGCGCCAGTCATCGCCAGGGCGATCTCGCCGCGCTCCGCCGGGCGGGGCTCGGCCGAGACCCACTCGGAGCCGGGCTGGTAGCAGACGGTGGCGTGGTCCGGGTCGGGCCGGGGCTGCCGGCCGATGATGGAGACCGTGCCCGGGGCCGCGATCGTCCGGTGCAGCTCGCGCCAAGTCTGGCGGTAGCTCTGCCCGGGCTCGATGACCTCGGCGCCGATGTCTACGAGGCGGACGCGCTCGGGCTCGCCGGCCGGCCCGCCGCCGGGCCCGCACTTGATGCGCAGCCGGTGGTAGACGTCGCCGTCCGCGGCCTCGACGTAGCGGTGGTTCTCGATGCGCCCCGCGACGACGTAGGAGACGAAGCTCCAGGGGTGGTCGTGGATGTCGGAGACGCCCGGGACCCGGTGGACCGGGCTCCAGACGTGGAGCCGGATGTCCGGGGTGATGTAGAGCCGGAACATCCCGAAGCCCTGGAGGCTCCAGTCGAAGGCGCCGGGCGTGACGCGCGAGGCGCGGATGATCTCTCGGACGAGCGAGCGCGAGACGTCGAAGGGCTTGGGCATGCCCGGTGAGTGCCGAGCTACGAGAGACAGGTGACGCCCTATCTCGCGGCGTCGGCCGCGAGCCAGGCTGCGTTCCAGGCGAGGGTCCGCCGGGCCCGCTTCGTCCCGACCAGCTCCAGGCTCGGGGGCGCGAGCAGCGCCCAGTTGGCGGTCAGGTTGTGGAGGGTCTCGACGAAGACGCGGCGCGAGCGCGCGGACCAGCGGCGCCACGCGCGGAGCGGGAGCCCGGCCGGTCGGCGCGGGGCGGTCTGCTTCTTCACGAGCACCTCGAATCCGGGTTGTATCACCCGGAAAGTAGGTTGACGGTGGAGCCCGAGGAGGGATTCGAACCCCCACCCTGCTGAGTACGAAACAGCCGCTCTGCTTTGGAGCTACTCGGGCGCTAGCGGACGCGGCGGAGCAGCAGCGCCGTCACGTTGTGGTCGGCCTCGATCTCGGGGTAGTGCTGGCGGAGCGTCTCCAGGAGACCGGAGAGCGAGCGCGCCGCGGGGTCGTGCTCCAGCGTCATCCACCGGGGGTGGACCTGCTGGAGCTGGCACTCCTGCCGCGCGAGCAGCTCGACGCGCCCGAGCACCTCGTCGGTCGCCGGGTCGATCGCGACCATCTCCGAGCCGATGCCGACGCGCCCGCCGTAGCGGCCCCACTTCCCGCCGCGGCGGACGGTCACGAAGACCTCGCCGGGGTGGGGAAACTCCATCGTGCGTCCGGGCGTCCGGACGAATTCGATCATCTCCATCGGGGTCTCCTCCTCGGGTGACGAGAGGGGGTGGCCCGAAGGATAGCAGCGGTGACGCGCCCGGATCCGGGCGATCTTCGCGCGCTCCGCCTCGGCGGCCTCGCGGGCCAGGCGCTCGCGCGCCCAGCGGTCGCGGGTCTCGGGAGAGACGCGCGGGTTCGCGGAGCAGCCGAGGTTGTCGCAGGCCGAGCCCGCGTAGGGGTAGCGGCAGGTGGTGCAGGTCGTCATACCGAAGCCAGGTCCGGGACGAGGGCCGACGCGCGCTCTCCCAGGACGGAGAAGGCACAGCCGTCGCCGATGGGGCCGGGTCGCCAGCTCTCGAAGAGGAGGGACCAGGCGAAGCAGCCGGCGCAGACCGCCTCGCCGTGCTCGGGCCCGACGTCGGGATGGCCGACGACCAGGTGAGGCTCGGCCTTGCCGCCGCAGACGGGGCACATCCAGGGGCGCTCCCGCTTGGCGGGCGGCGCCCAGGGCACCGCGCGATAGACGCCGTCCCGGCCGGTGACCGTGCCGCGGATGACGATCCGCCCGGTCGGGCCGTAGACGCCGAAGTGGCGGTCGGCCGTCCGGACCTCGACCGGCGGGTGGAACACCCGCTCGTCGGGGATGGCGAAGCGGTCTGCAAGCCGCGCGAGGATCCGGCGCTCCGCCTCGGCGTAGTCGAGGCCGCGGAGGTCGTCCGCGGCGAACGGGTGCGGATGGAGGTGCAGGCGGACGTCGAGGTCGAGCGTCCCGATGTCACTCGGCATGGCGCTCGGCCTCGTCGCGGATGGCGTCCAGGGCGCGCTCGTAGGCGCCGAGCCGATGGTCCGACGCCTCGCCCTCGCAGCCGTCGTCGCACTGGCGGTGCGGGTGGCAGAGGAAGCGGTGGACGTGGACGTCCGAGCCCTCGGCCTCGTCGCGGGCGATGGCCGCGCGGGCCTGCTTGACGAGCTGGGAGAGGAAGCGGTCCTGGGTCAGCATCGATGGGACCTCCGTGCTGGAGGGCCGCATCGGCCGGTCGGGCCCGGGACTTGAGCGGGCGCCCCGCCGCGTCACCTTTCCGGACTCAACGGACCCTTGCGCTAGCGAGGTCGGAAATGCAAATGCGCGGCGGGAGGGGGTAGGTCCTCCCCGAGTCCCCGAAAAGGGGACTCCCCCTCGGGGATAGGGCCGAAGTAGGTGTCGCGCGAGCCGTAGGCTGGGGCCACGACACTGCGCGTCGATTTTAGGGATCGGGGGGCCCATGCATGAGCCGTGCCAACACGCGCGCAGCGCGCGGAGCGAGGCGAGGGCGGGGCCCTCGACCCCACATGCCTTCGGCCCTCGATGATCTGCACACATGTGTGAGCATGCTCACACATGCACGCACATGTGTGAGCATGCTCACACATGTGTGCCCGCACGTATGCACATGCGGGCACACACATGTGCACGTGGTGTGCACCTTGTGCCCTATGTGCCCCCTATGTGTGGGGCATGTGGGCACTGTGCCCACATGCTCCCGAGGGGTAGGGGGTGGGTGGGTACGCTACCCCTCCCCCTCGCCGTGGCTACGCAGCGCCTCGGCGTATGCACGTGCCTCGGCTGCCTCCCCCTCCGTGGGGGGTATGGTGGAGACGACGCTCCGGAGGGGGCCACCCTCGGGGCCCGAGACCTCCATCCGCCGGGGCTTCGGCCAGAGGCGATCCATGACCTCGGAGAGCGCCCACTGCTCGCCCCTCATCACCTTGACGTCGAGGAGCCAGAGGACCAGGTCGGCCTTCGTGGCGAAGTAGTCCGGGACGTCGTCCACGGAGTCGAGGCCCGCCGCCGCTGCGACCGTCTTGCGGTCCAGCTCGCTCGGGGTCTCGCTCCAGCGCGCCTGGAACATGGCCATCGTGATCCGGGGACGTCGGCCGCCGCCGGAGCGGATCGCACTCGGGACGCCTTCGCTCGGGTGCGTCATGCGCCCTCCATGACGCAAGAAGTCGAAGTACGTCCGCGTACTTCGGCGCGTTGCGTCACGCGCAGTGACTCGGGTTCACGACGCACTGTGTCGAGAATCCGAGATTTCGGGATGTGCAGCTTTCCCTCGGAAACCCGCG